GTCGTGCTGGTCAGATTGTTGGTTCTGGTTTCTCTGGTAAGAAATCTCAACTTGGTGTCAGAATGACATCGGCAGTTAAAAAGTTGGGTTGTTCTAACCTCAAGACTTTACTTGAGGATGACAAACTGATGACAGTTGACTATGATATCATCGCAGAGTTAACTACATTCGTTCAGAGAAAGAATACATTCATGGCAGAAGAAGGTTGTCACGATGACCTTGCCATGTGTCTTGTTATTTTCTCTTGGTTAGTAGCACAAGACTACTTCAAAGAGATGACTGAGCAGGATGTTCGGAAGAAGATCTATGAAGAACAAAAGAACCAGATTGAACAAGATATGGCTCCATTTGGATTTGTTTTGGACGGCATTCACAATGATGATGGTTTTGTAGATAGTGAAGGAACTAGATGGAGTTCTGGTGCTGAGTATGGTGATATGTCATATATGTGGGAATATCACTGATGGATTTTGATGAAGAGTTTGAACTAGAACATCTTCTCTTCCATCATAGAAAGTGTAGATCTTGTTTTAAAGTAAAAGATCTTATGTCAGATTTTTACAAAACAAGGAGGGGTAGTGGTCCTTCTGCTTATTCATATGAGTGTAAGCAATGTACCAAAAAACGGGTTCTCAATGCGAGAAAAGCGGAGCAGAAAGTCAGGAAATGGGAATATCCTGACTGGTAGTGTGTTCATTCAGTGTTTCCCCAATGTAAAGATACCAAATAATAAATAACTCTAGCATTATTTGGATTTCATAGGGAGAGAAAGATGCCGCTGAACTTAGCATCTCCTGGTATTGTCGTAAGAGAAGTAGACCTTACTTCTGGAAGGGTCGATCCTACTTCCGATAAAGCTGCGGGTATCGTAGCACCTTTTGAAAAGGGACCAGTAGAAATTCCTACATTAGTCGAAACTGAAGCAGATCTGCTTAACAATTTCGGTGAACCATACGCTGCCAATAACCACTACGAATATTGGTATACTGCTTCATCTTATCTTGCCTATGGTGGGGTACTGAGAGTAGTAAGATCTGACAACTCTGGATTGAGCAATGGTCTTGTTGGAACAGCAACGACTGTTAAGATCAAGAGTGACGATGATTATGTAAATCAAGGTTACGACACTAACATCATCAATGGTGTAACTGCGATTGCAAAGAATCCTGGATCCTGGTCTAACGGACTTAAAGTTGCTTTCATTGATGGAAGAGCAGACCAAATTCTGACAGGTTATTCTGGAACTTCTGTTACTCTTGGTTATGGAGTAAGTCAAGCAGTTCCATCTGGAACAGTTCTTCCTGGTGCTGGAACCACTTCCCTCCTGGATGGATACTTCAAAGGTCTGGTTACCAACGTCGGTGCTGGTACAAGTCTGGAAGTTAAGTTTACTCACCACGTTTCTGCTGCTGGAACAGTAACGGCAGTTGATTATCAACCAGGTGGAATTTACAGATTTGCCAATTCTGGTGATGGTGGCAGTTCTTCTACTGGTCTTCACATCTTTGATAACAGTGGAAACTTGATGGGAGTTTCTACATATACAGCACAACAAGATTGGTTTGATCAACAAGAGATTGTTCTTTCCACTGGTAATGTCAGATGGAATAGAATTGCTGAAAGACCAACGACTACTGCTTACGGTGCAGATCGTAATGCAAGAAACGACGAACTGCACGTTGTAGTTTACGATGATCTTGGAAAAGTTTCTGGCAATGCTGGAACCATTCTTGAGAAGCATCTGAGTCTGTCCAAAGCAACTGATGCTGAGTTCTCTGCTGGAACTGCTCAGTACTGGAGATCCTGGTTACAGTTCAACTCCAATAATATCTTTGGTGGTGGACAACCTCTTGGTGTTACCACAACTGGTTTTGCTGCTAATGCTGGAACTGGTTACGGATTGTTTGGTGATGGTGGTTGGGATCAAAAGGTTGCTGACATTGTATTTGATGGATACGGTGCTGTAACATCTACTCTTTCTAATGGTAAGGACTACGGTGGAGTAACTGGAATCACCACAAATTCTGGATTAAATGTCAACGTTGGTGATCTGGCAACTGGTTATGATCTGTTTGAAAATCCAGATGACTATGATATTGACTTCCTCCTGATGGGATCTGGTGCTCACGGTAGAGAAGAAACTCAGTCAATTGCTAATAAGATTATTGCAGTTGCTCAAGAGAGACAGGATGTAGTTGCATTCGTTTCTCCTTATCGTCAGGCATTCCTTGCTGATGGTGCTTCCATCTCTCTGAACTCTGCCGCAACCATCACCGATAATCTGGTAAGTTACTACTCTGCTATCACATCGTCTTCTTATGCGGTGTTCGATAGTTCCTACAAGTACACCTACGACAGATTTGGTGATACCTTCCGTTATATCCCAATGAACGGAGACATTGCTGGTACATGTGCCAGAAATGATATCAACAACTTCCCCTGGTTCTCTCCTGCTGGAACCCTGAGAGGTGCTATCCTGAATGCCGTTAAGTTGGCATACAACCCAACTAAGGCACAAAGAGACACACTCTACTCCAACAGAATCAACCCCGTTGTATTCTCCCCTGGATCTGGTATTGTTCTCTTTGGTGATAAGACTGGTCTGGCAAGAGCATCTGCTTTTGATAGAATCAACGTTCGTCGTTTGTTCATCTATTTGGAAAAAGCAATCTCGGCTGCTGCTAGAGATCAAATGTTTGAGTTCAACGATGAGATCACGAGAACAAACTTCGTTAGCATCGTTGAGCCTTTCCTCCGTGATGTTCAAGCGAAGAGAGGCATTACTGACTTCGTAGTCAAGTGCGATGAGACGAACAACACTGCTTCTGTGATCGATAACAATGAATTTGTTGCCGATATCTACATCAAACCCAATCGTTCCATCAACTTCATCGGTCTGACCTTCGTTGCCACTCGCACGGGTGTCAGTTTTGACGAAGTTCTCGGAGTATAATTTAAAGAGGTAACAAACCGATGGCGGACTTAATTCAACAACAGAATCCCCCAAAAACAGCTGATCGCACCATTGATAGATTCAAGAGCAGATTGTCTGGTGGTATTGCCAGACCTAATCTGTTTGAAGTTGTTTTGACTTTCCCCGATGGTGTAGTTGATCCTAGTGTCAATGACTTGGATTCTAAATCTAGATTTTTAGTAAAAGGTGCAGCTCTTCCCGCATCTACAGTAACACCAATCACCATTCCTTTCAGAGGTCGTCAACTGAAAATTGCAGGTGACAGAACATTTGATGTTTGGACCGTTACGATCATCAATGATACTGACTTTGCTCTCAGAGGTTCTTTTGAAAGATGGATGAACTCCATTGCTAAAGTTTCCGATAACTCTGGTAATACAAACCCAGTTGATTATCAAACTGATGCAATCGTTCACCAACTTGGACGTGCTCCTGTAAGTGGTGGTGCTGGTGCTCAAGAAAGTGCTATTGATCAACCAATCCTGAGAAGTTATCAATTCCACGGAATTTGGCCAACTAACGTCTCTGCTATTGAACTTTCTTATGATAGCACTGATGAAATTGAGCAGTTTACTGTAGAACTTCAGGTTCAGTGGTGGGAAGCTGTTGGAAACGGTGGTTCTATTGCCTGATAAATAGGAGAATAGAACGCAAACTTTATTCATGGCTAGACTCTTTGGTTTCTCTATTGAGGACAACGAGGATAAATCTAAAAGTATTGTCAGTCCCGTCCCCCCGACAAACGAGGATGGGGCTGATTTTTACGTATCCACGGCTTTCGGTAGTCAGACCATCGATCTCGAAGGTGTCTATAGAAGTGAGTATGAACTTATTCGTAGATATCGTGAGATGGCACTTCACCCAGAGTGCGATCAGGCAATTGAAAACGTAGTTAATGAAGCTATCGTTAGTGACCTTGATGATTCTCCAGTTGAGATTGATCTTAATAATCTGAAAGCAAGTGACGGCATCAAAGATAAGATTAGAAAAGAATTTAAGCATATCAAAGATCTGTTAGATTTTGATAAGAAGGCACACGAAATCTTTCGTAACTGGTATGTTGATGGTAGAATCTACTACCACAAAGTCATTGACCTTAAGAGACCTCAGGATGGTATTCAAGAGGTAAGATACATTGACGCACTGAAGATGCGTTATGTTAGAAAAGAAAAGGATCAGAATAAAGATAGAGCTGACCTTTTCAATAATGCTAATATTGCCGAAAATCAAAGGGTAGTATTCCCTGAGATGGAGGAGTATTTCATGTATACTCCCAAGATCAACTATCCAACCACAGTTCCTACCTACGGTGGTGGAACCAAGGGAGTTAAGATTGCTAGAGATTCTATCTCCTATTGTACCTCTGGTCTGGTAGATAGAAATCGTCACACCGTTCTTTCTTATCTGCAGAAAGCAATCAAGTCTCTCAATCAACTGCGTATGATTGAAGACTCTCTGGTTATCTACAGATTGTCTCGTGCTCCAGAACGTCGTATTTTCTACATTGACGTTGGTAATCTTCCCAAGGTAAAAGCAGAACAATACTTGCGTGACGTAATGAATCGTTACCGCAACAAACTTGTCTATAATGCTACCACTGGTGAAATTCGTGATGACAAGAAGTA